GGTGATCCTTCGCCATCGTACCCTGCTGAAGTCATTCGGCACATTTGGCCTTCTAATTCTGAATGAGTGCCAACGTGGCTAATTTGCCCCATTGCGTATAGTGCGCTAATCGGTTCAGCGCGAACGTATTTGCCTCTGGATGCGTGTACCATCTCAACTGGGATGCTAGGTCGAACAGACTGCAACGTGTGCTTGCACATGTCCCCCCCTTGATTTTTTTCTATTACAATCGCGTCTGCCGAGTAGCGGTCGTAAGTAGCTATTGCCCTTTCTGCCCACTGCTGCGGCGACCCCTTCATGCTAACATCGTCAATCAAATATCCGCGCCTGTCTTCGCCTATGCCGCCAACGACAATTCCATGTTCGTCTGATCGCTCTGTGTTTGAAACGGCAGGGTCAACCGCGACCAATATCCTGCCCATGACCGGAGCCTCCGGGAGCCTGTTTTCGTGAATGTTGGCAATGTTAAATATAGCGCCTTTGGCCTGTGGTTCGTAATGACCGCCCCAAACGTGACCGTATCGGTCAGGGGAGTGCTGTTTATCAAACTGTCGTTCGTCTTCAAGTTCTTTCGGAAACCACGGATTATCATAATGGTTGACTTCGATAACCGCTGAATTTTTAGGAACGTCCGACCCGCGCAGCAACTTGTCTACCGGGTCGCTGGCGCTGCGGGGGTTCCAGCCAAACCAGAGTTGTGAACCGGGGGCGCGGATAGTTGGTCGAAGAAGCTCCAATGACTTTGTGCTAAGTGTCTGGGATTCTTCGCACCACGCAATCGCTGTGTTTTCCACGCTTTTTATTGATTCTGCCGTGTGATCTTGCATCCCCATAAACGTCACGCCGCCGCCCTTAAAAGTTTCTATCCTGTCATTCAAAACTCTGAACCTAGAGCCAACGCCCAAGGCTTCGATCTTGTCGCACAATAATCTGTACGCCGATTCTCTAAGCGACTTCTGCACTTCACGAATGGCAATAATGCGTTTGGTTGGGTCGTTAATAAGTTCGTCAATGGCGCGTTCTGCAAAGTGATGAGATTTCCCGCTGCCTCTTCCGCCATGCGCTCCAAGGTATCTTAGCCCGTCCTCAAACAATGGCTTGAAGACTTTTGGTGTTTTAATCGTCAGAGTTGACATCAATGAACTCGCGCCGAATTGTTTCAATAGAACCGGAGTGATCAATCTGGGTCGCGCCCTCAACGCCAAACATCTTCGATATATGCGTTGTAGCAGCAATGGCAACATTTAACTGCGGCGTGTCTAAATCACGCGCCGTCTGCCTGTCTCGTTCGTATTCTCGCATCTGGCTTTCGCGTGTGATTTCGCATTTAGCTGCGTGCTTCCTGGTGCTTTCGTCAACGGCTTCCTTTACCTTGACATACCTTAACAACCGCGACGCCGTTTGCTCTGCTGTGTTCTCACTATACCCTGCTCGGATAGCTGCCTGCTTTCCGTTTTTGTCAATCATGTATTCGCGCACAAATGCCGCCTGCTTTACGTTGAGACTCATAAAAAAAACCTAAGCAAAATATCTGCAATAAATTGAAACATATTATTTCCAAAAGACCCCGGCGCTAAACTGGGATAAAGCGCCGGGTAGTTCAGGGAGAGGTAATATTTTACAATTACCATAATTTATTTTAATTGTCTAGCCTGCCACAAAATTGCGTTGGGCCTTGGTGCTTTCCGTCAAACAAATACCAAGCTGAATTTTCCATGCCTGCTTTATTATCAAACCATTTTACTCTGCCGATTGATTGAATTGTTACGCAATGTTTCATGTGCTTTGCCATGCGTTTGTTGTGCATCATGTCGGCGGGTAGCAGTAACCAAGCTGGAGCTAATTTGCACAGGTGTTCTAGAATCGGCTCTAACAAATCCCACTGGTAAGGCGGGTTGGTTACAAACGCATCACCAAAACACTTGTTTAAATCCATTGCGTCTATTCGGTAGATGTCGTTCCGTTGTGGCTCAATGTCGCCTTTGCCTTTAACCGTAAAGTAATGATCTTCTAAATGATTGATTAACGATCCGTTGCCAGCGCAGGGTTCGTGATATGTTTTATCGGTGCTTAGATGCTGGAACAATGGAATTACCGCTTCGTATGGCGTTGGGTAAAAATCTTTTTTTATTCGTTTAAAGTCAGATCGTTTGCCCATGCGGTTGCCTTTATACATTCCGATTGATTTCAAAATGGAACCTCATTATTTAAATCATCCATTAAAACTTTTGTTACCTTTGAATCTGGCAACACATTTTTAATTGAGTTTACCAGCTTCATGCTATCGCTTTCAAGTATGCGTCCTATTTCATCCAGCGAGTAAACTGCAACGCCTTCCATCTCCGGGGCTGTTCTTATTGCCTTGATGGCATCGGCGTTTCCTTGGGCGACTGCAAACTTAAACCCGAACTCGGTAGTATGTGACCAGATGGTAGGTTCTAACGCTGTGTGACCGCCTGAGGCCGCTTCCTGATCCATCTTTTGCCAACCCTTTATCAACACGCTGGCCTTCTTTGCAACTGCGTCTGCATCGTTGTCTATGATGGCTTGGTCTAGTTTAGCTTTTGCCGATCCGAAGCGTTGGGCAGTTTCGCATGATACAAGTGATGGGAGTCTGTCGCATCCATATTTTAATTCCATGCGGTTTGCAATCCGGTCAAGGGGTTTTATTGCGTGATGGATTGCGTCAGAGATTGGGTTGCCATATTCAGCATGATTAATAAACTGATCTGGATTTGCTCTTTTTATTTTAGTTGCCATTTTCATTGCCTCTCATGTTGCCGATATAAGATAGATTTATATTATCCGCACACACGGCGGAGATATATATATATATACGTGTCGTGTGTAGTCAGTAACGTGTTGATATTGTTGGATATTATGTCTTCCTGTGTAAGCCTTACACCCGACAAGCTATTATTGTTTACTTTCATAGACTTACGCCTTGTTTAGCCATATTTCGACACGGTAACCTTTTCGGTCTACGTGTACGATATTGCCATCATCAATCAAATCATTAAAGGTCTTTAGTATCTTCCCTTTTTTCTCATCTGGGAAGGCTTTCGGCAGTGCGGTCTTCACAGTACGCCCGTTTGACTTGTTCGATTTATAGGGTGTTTTTGCACACCATGAGGCCTCTACTTCGGACAGTATTTTCTCTTTTAACTGCTTGCTACTGATCCTGTCTAGCTGGCTTTCTGTTGATGGAATGACTAACGCGCCGTCGTCCCATATCAGGGTAATGTCGTTGTCGCCACCAATGTCAGAGTAGTTAGATTTCTTTCTTGATAGCACCCTAAGTTCGTCGCTGTCTGCCACCCGCTCTAAGTACGCTCTAGAACGCACTGAGTTCTCCCACGCCGTCGATCCTGACAGCCCGGAGCCACTTGCAAGCCCGGACAATGATGGGTGCGCTAGAAGGATCACAGTGGCGTTAAATTGCTTGGTGAAACTGCCTAGATACGTCTTGCAGAAAGTGTTGACTTCACGCCGAACATTCTCGTTGCCACCAAAATGATCTGCCGCCGTGTCTAATATAATTAAGATGTCTTCGCTGTCTCCTTTGACTTCTTTTATTTTGTTACAAAGTATTTCATAAAAATCCCCGGCCTTGTCCTCTCCTTGATTGGGAAACGTCACTAAAATGTTATCACTTCCCACTCTAGGCCACAGGGTCAGGTCAGTTGGGCCGCTGTCAAACTCTGCAACACCCAGCCACTTGTTTATGTCTAGCTGTCGGCGCTTGAGTTCTAGCGCATCATCCTCACACATAACGCACAGCACTGGCATCTGCTTAACTTCGATCCCAAAGAAGTCTTTACCCATTGCCACGCAGTTTGCGAGCTGGTGAATGAGTAGGGATTTACCAACGCCACCAGCGCCAAAAAACAAGGCGGTTGCTTTGTAAGGAAACCACTGGTCTAGCAGCCATTCACGATCCGGGAGCGGCCCGACAACGCTAGACGCTGTAAAGCTGCCATCGTCAGTGAATGCCTCTGTATCGCCAAATTCTTCATCTTGGCCTTTGTCGGCCTTTCCCGGCCCTTCATGGTCTGCTGGGCCGAAAGTGTCCACTTGGTGCGTGTATCCGTTCTGCATTGCCATGTGGAATATAGTGCCTGCGCCGATAGTCGCAACGTCACCGATACTGTGCCACAATCGGTCACACTCAGTTGCATCATACTTTGATGATCGTTTAGACCATCTGTGAAAAAGCTCTAGCCCTTCCTCTCCTACGCTGCCTTTAATAGCGTGTGCAATATAGACCCAATCGTCATAATGCAAATCGTCGTTGTCTATATGCGCGACTGCCAAATCAATCTTCTTGAGGTCTGCCATCTTTGATTCTTCGGCAAAGGCGTAATTAAAGTTTTCTTGTTTCTTGCCGCCCGACATTGACTTGGCCTTAATCTCGCCACGCTCTGCGAGCGCGTTGTTGCAGCTTGCAATAAAAGCAGAGATGTCGATTGGGTTAATTTCTGTAAGTTGTAGCGGCGGGATATCCATCAGGCTATCGTCGGGCCACTTGTAATTCTGCTTAGTGTCCGGGTGTGGGCCAGAGGCGACGAACTGCTGCCCTTCGGCTAACAGTTCGACGGCTGCATCCTGCCCGTCTATTTCGTAGACGCCCGTTTTGACTTTGTAGAACGGCTCAGAGCATTTGAATACAAATAAGGTTTTAGGGGCGTTACCAATCCGCTCCGGGGCGAAGCCTAACTGGTCAATGACCATCTGCTTAATTAGCTCTGATGTCGCCTTATCCTTAACGTCAATATCAACAGCGACAATGTTATGGGCGCCGCCGCAAAGGATGCCAATGTTGCTGTTACCGTACTGGGAATGTTCGTGTGCTGGCCTAGTCTGCCATGCTTTAAGAATTGGAACTTTGCCCTTCAAAGGCGTTGTGTCGTATCCTAACGTTGAAAGTTCGCTGGCATATGTAGCGTATCTTTGTTTCATGGAGTAGTACCTCATTAAGCTGTGGTAAGGTTGTGGGGAGCGCCGCAATCACAACGGTCACTCCCCGTCCCCGTCAGTGGGCGGGTACTAAGCACCCACCAACTTGATGATTAAAATTCATCCTTTGAACCATCATCGTCAGCATTAGAAGCCGGGGCTTCTTGCCCTGTCAAGCACTCTGGACGGTCTGCCCACTTCTTGACTTCAAACTCTGGGGCTGATGTTCCGCCCTTTGCAAATTTAATGTCTTCAACTCCGGACATGGTAGCGATAACTGTTTCGCCTTCTCCCCCGTCTTTCTTTACGGCCTTCATTAAGCTAACAAGCCCCTGCCACGCACCAGCGCCAGCCTGTGACCACGTAGCCGCTTGGTCTTTGCCAAGTGCAAGACGGATCGTGAAGCCTTTCTTCCATCGTTCCTCGCCCTTGTCTGCTGGCTGCGGCTGGTCGAAACGTGCGGGTGTTGTATTCCACACCCACTCCGGGGCAACGCCGGGGGTTCCGTTTGAGAAGCACCAGCCTGTTTTAAGTGTGTCTAAATCAAAGGCAACGCCCTTTTTCATTTTGTCTGTGACGTTCTTTGCCCCATCTTCTGAGCGCAAACTAAAAGACCGGGAAGGCATGGAGCCATCTAGTTTTTCGCGTGCGTGCCAGTTTAGGAATGGGCCTTGTGCGGAACCGCCGTTGTCGCCTTCATCAAAATCGTATGACATATTGTTTTCCTTTGTTGTTGTGTTGTTGTGCCGATATCGGCTTAGTGGTTGTAAACAAGTTGTTCCTAATAATCAAGCATTAACTAAAACTAATTTCATACCATAATTATCAACTCCGATTTTATAGTCACCTTCGGCTTTCTTTTTTAGTTTATTTTTTTTAAATAGGCTATAGTCCACTTGATGATGCCAACGGTTAAACTTCCAAACCACTTTCGCAACATCTGGGTGCTGCTCGGCTAGACTTTCCGCAAACGCTCGCCGTTGGTCGCCTCCCCCATAAACTCCGTCCGTGTTACCGCCCTTCATTTTCATGGTGGTTGATTTATCAGCTAGAAACGCATTGAATTGAATAGTACACCATCCGTCTTTCATAGCCCTAAGACATAAATCTGTATCTTCGTTAAACTTCCCGCGCCAACGGTAAGGAACATTATTGTTAATTAGCGTGATCGAATATATTCTAGTATTTGTTTGATATGGTAATATTCGTTCGTTTCTATCTGGGGCGAACGCTATATTGTTTAGGCCGCTAAATGCCACATTTTCATATCTATTCGTGAAGTCTTCCGCGCATTTGAAAATAGTCCCGTCGCCCACGGGGATTCTTCTATTTAAATTTAGCCTGTAAAAATTAACAATATTATCATCTATAAGCCAATGACGGTCATACCCTTCTTTTATTGAGTGTTCCCACACCCAATTACGAACGGGGATAGAGCCCTTTCCTTGCTCGCTAAAATTATCGGGTAGTTTTAATAATTTGTCAGCGTGGATAACATTATTGTAGTTGTCGTATTCTTTAGGCTCAACAGCTACACGGTATGGAACACCTAGCCGATCTAACGCCTTGCTTGTTAAACGGCTTTCCCATCGTCCCAATGATGGAATGTATACGGGGTATTTAGGATTCATCTGTAATATACCTATAGTTTTTAGGGGCCGTGTAATCTCCTTGTTTAGGGAACCATATAGAGGTTGTTTTTTTAGTGAGCGGCTGGCCCAGTAGCTTCGCAAATTCTTCAACATCTTTAGCAGTTTCAAAACTAACGGTTATTTTCTGGACAGGTTCCGTGTTACCCATAACAAACTCCGGCATCCCCATCCATTCGCGCTCCCAGTCTTTCGTCGCCCCCATTGCTTCTAAAAGCGTGGGGGTTTCATCAAACGTTATTTTCTTTAATAGTTTTTCTCTTGCTTTATCGGTCATAATCAAACTCCAAACAGTTCAAGACGCTTCGCTTCATCACCATTCCAATAGAATGATTCGGGATCGACTGGCACGATGTCGCGCAGGGTGTCTTTGCCGCCCATACGCAGGAAAGCTTCCTGTCTAGTTAGATGGTTTTTAATGTCTTTCATAAGTTCCGTAACATCCCCATCTTCTTTGTACTCTGCCTTCTTGGGGGTAACGTACAGAAACTTAACTGCCATGTTGCCGTTGGCTTTAGCGTAGAAGGCTCTTTGTCTTTGGTGTCCAATAGACATTGTACCGGGCATCCGTCCCGTTGTTTTCAGATCAACGATCAAGCCGTGTTCTTGGAACTTAAAATCAATGTAGCCCATAAACTCGATTGCCCAATCCTTGCCCTTTGCTGTTAAACTGACACGGTGTTGGCTTCCATCTTCCGGGAAGTCTGGCACGCCGTAAGGCTCCAACGCCTCGACTGCTAATTCAGTCATGGGCTGAATGTTTGACCGTTCCTTTTCGATTTTGTTATCACCGAAATCAAACTTGGAATCATAGTCTTCTTCGGCCTTTTTGATTGCCTCATCCATTGGCAGCTTATTAGTTATCGTGTCGGCAACCGCCTGTTCGATGAAAACGCCGCGCCACATTGCGGGGCTGCTTCCGCCTCTGTTGCCGTAGAGATAATGTGAAACCCAAGCGGAAGGGCAACCGATCCACTTGTTAAGCTGGCTAATGCTGGAATGCGTCAGTCCGTGTTTTTCAAACCCGTTCATTTTTCGACCCCCGCAGCTTTTTCCAAATGTTTTCGCCTGTCGTCGTTGCCTACACCCATCTGGCTGAACGAATATAAAAACATTGCGTTGATGGCAATGTGCGCCATGTGATGCAAATTCGTTTCTTTGTCAAAGCTGTCGCAGGCGTTAAATTCGGTCATGTGCCGATCCATTGCGTCTGATATGCGCGACCAGTCGCTGCCCTTCAGCCAATTCCATTCGTCGTACTTATCGGCTCCAAATTCTAAAACATCGACCATCTCATTAATAAAATCTTGAATCAAAAGACTTCTCCGTCGTTTGCCAACGTCTGATTTTTGAAAAGTATCTGTCATTTCTGCTCACTTCCATATTTTGCAATTAGTAATGCTTCAGCCCTGCCGTCATCTTTTACCCGCACAAATTGGCTTGCTAAGTCTGGGTACAGGCGCGTTGCCAACAGGCGGCTGTGGTCTTTCTCTTTAGATAAACCGTAAGATTTTTTCCATTTTTGAGGAGTAACCAAAGTGTATGGAATTAGCAAAGACTGAAAAACGCCTTTTAAAACTCCAACACCCTGACCAAAATTGTAGGCACTTGTGCGGCCCATGCCAAAGCTATTTACTTGCTCTAAAAATATGTGATCTGGCTTAAACTCCACAAAAATGTTTGCCACTTCTGTGCCGTTTACTTCTTTTCCCAGCATCGGCATATCGTGAATTTCTGCAAAAGCTCCATCTAGCAAAGCAATAGCGCCCTTTGCTCCGGGGTCAATTCCGCAAATCATTCGGGGCTGTCCTTATAGAAGTCTTGCGGTTTCACTTCGCCGCCTGTCCACATTTGAATCCTTGCCATTTGCTCCGGGCGGGGAATCCGCTTGCCTTTAATCCACAGGTCAATCGCCTGTCGAGTTACCCCAAGTGCTGTCGCCGCGATCGCCAGTGCCAGCCCCTTGCTTTTAATGTATGTGTTTAATTCCATGAAACAGTTTGTTGCATACTGCGTAACAAATGTAAACAGAATGTTATTTAATTATTATTACAACAAGTTGTTGACAATGATGATGTGGGTCTCTATATTTATAATTAGAAAACAACAACACAACAAAGGATTAGCAACATGACAAATCAAGAATATAAGCAAATGTATATTGAAAGCTGCGTTGAATCAGGAGCAAAATGTACATCATCTGGGCTTAGACAGTTTATTGTCTGGAGAAAGCATGTTGAAAGTTTCTTTGACGAA